TGAGAAAGGCGACAGCCGATGGAGAGGAGTCAGTCCGTAAGGGGTGACTCCTTTTTCTGTTTTTATTTATTCGATTCTGATTGGATAAATAAAATAAGATGTATATATTCGCTCCCTATAACTTAATAATGTGTTGTATGGTTAAGAAGTGGATATTCCCTTTATTGATTGGGGTTTGTTTAATCAATACGTCTATGGCACAAGAAAATCCGATTTTATTATTCCCAAAAGGGGCGCCGGGAGAAACTATTAAATTAATAGAGAAAGCTGATACGGACGGTGGAAAAACCGGTGGTGAGAGTGTTTTGCGTATTACGAATGTAAGTGAGCCAACGATTACTATATATCATGCTCCGGATGAAGTGGCCTCGGGTGCCGCTATGATTGTCTGTCCCGGTGGTGGTTACAATATTTTAGCTTATGATTTGGAAGGTGATGAAGTCTGTGAATGGCTTAATAATCTTGGAATAACTGCGGTCTTACTTAAATACCGGGTTCCAAGACGAGAAGGACTGGAAAAACACGAAGCTCCTTTGCAAGATGTACAGCGTGCGATTGGTTATGTTCGAGCGAACGCTGAGAACTTGAATATAGATCCAAAGCGGATCGGTGTGATGGGATTCTCGGCTGGTGGCCATTTGGCTGCCATGGTTAGCAATAATTTTTTGAAACGTACTTATCCGGCTATTGATGCTACGGATAAAGTAAGTTGTCGTCCGGATTATTGTTTATTGGTTTATCCTGCTTATTTAGATGGAGAGAACTTCCAATTGGCACCAGAGTTAAAGGTTTCATCTGCCACACCTCCAACCATGTTAATTCAAGCGGAAGATGATAAATCTTATATTAACAGTAGTATTTTCTATTATTATGCCTTAAAGGAAGCTGGTGTTCCGGCATGGATGCATTTATATAGTCAAGGTGGCCATGGATACGGGTTACGAGATACGGGAGCGTCTGTAAATGAATGGCCGGATCGGGCTGAAGATTGGTTTCGTGAGATCGGTCTAATCGAATAGAACTCCAGATATCTTTTCTGGAGACTTGCGGAGTAGATTCTAAAATCGATTGTGCAATTTATTTATTACTAGTTTATTATTGATGGTAAACGTAGTAAAAGCGTAGTCTAGGAAAGCGTGTTCTATAGCATATCGTATCTTTGAAGTAGTGAGTTTATTGCTGTTTTCTGTTATTCGGGCTTTTTTTGAAGTAAAAAAGCTAAGTTATGAAATTCCTTAAAAGTTCAGTTTTATTTATTTCAATGGCATGTATAGTGCCTGTTTGTTCGATAGCGAGAGAAAAAAGTGAGAGAATCACAAGAGCTGAGATTGAACAGAAAAGTGCGGATGAATTTATAAATGGTCTGATGAGTCGAATGACCGTTGATGAGAAAATTGGCCAATTGAATCTTCCTAGTTATGGAAACGTAATGCCAAATCCTAAAAAGAGTGAGATAGCCAGTCGTATTGTACGAGGAGAGGTTGGTGGTATATTTAATATATTCGGTGTCGATGCGATCCGGCAGTTACAAGAAGTCGCGGTTAAAGAAAGTCGGTTGGGGATTCCTATAATTGTTGGCGCTGATATTTGTAATGGTTATAAAACCGTTTTTCCCATTCCTCTAGGTCTTTCGTGTAGTTGGAAACCGGAGAATATAGAAGAGGTCGCTCGAATTTCCGCGAAGGAAGTTGGTGCTGATGGTATCTGTTGGACATATAGCCCGATGGTCGATATATATCATGATGCCCGGTGGGGACGAGTAAAGGAAGGAGCGGGCGAGGATCCGTTTCTTGGAGGTATAATGGCTCAAGCATGGGTGCGTGGTTATCAAGGCAATGATTTATCGGCTGATACGACTCTTATGGCATGTGTAAAGCATTATGCGCTTTATGGAGCGGCCGAGGCTGGTCGGGATTATAATACGGTAGATATGAGCCGTGTGACTGCCATGAATTATTACATGCGTCCTTATCAAGCTGCTGTAGAAGCAGGAGTAGGAAGTATCATGACTTCATTCAACGAATTTGAAAGTATCCCCGCGACCGGAAATACTTGGCTTCTTAATGACGTATTGCGTAAACAATGGGGATTTAACGGCTTTGTCGTGTCTGATTTTACGGCGATAGCGGAGATGGTAAACCATGGAATAGGTAATCGTCAGGAAGTCGGAGTCAAGGCGCTAAAGGCGGGTGTCGATATGGATATGATAGCGGACTGTTATCATGCCGTATTAAAGAAATCATTGGAAGAAGGGAAAATAACAGAGGCTGAGATTGACTCTGCTTGCCGGAGAATACTAATCGCAAAATACCAATTGGGATTGTTCCATGATCCATATAAATATTGTAATCCGAAAAGAGCCGCCAAAGAGTTCTTGTCGGTAAATAACGTATCTGCGGCCCGTCGTATTGCGGCGGAGTCTTTCGTGTTACTTAAAAATGATAATAATCTGCTTCCACTTAAAGGATGTCGTAAGGTCGCTGTGGTCGGTCCTTTAGCGGATAGCAAGGCGAATATGGCTGGATCGTGGAAATATGATGAGCAGACTAAATCTTATCATGGATTGGTAGAGGATTTACAGGAATCTTTGGGAAATGGAGTAGAGGTTGTTTTTGCAAAAGGCAGCAATCTAGTCGATGATTCCGTCTATGAAGCAAACTTTACGGATCAAAATCGTTCAACCCGGGATGATAGAAGCGATGAACAATTAATCGCCGAGGCCCTAAAAGTGGCGGAAGGCGCTGATGTGATTATCGCTGCTTTGGGTGAATCGATAGATATGAGTGGAGAAGGCGCTAGTAGAGCCATCCTTGAAATGCCGCAAACGCAGAAAAAATTACTGGATGCTATCCAAAAGACAGGAAAGCCGATCGTAATGGTACTTTTTACCGGAAGACCTTTGGCATTACAATCCGAGGAAAAGCAGGTGAATGCGATCTTGAACGTATGGTTCGGTGGTACGGAAGCAGGAGCGGCTATTGCCGATGTCTTGACCGGAAAGGTTTCTCCGACGGGGAAGTTAACCATGTCTTTTCCTCGTGTAACAGGCCAATGTCCGATCTATTACAATCATAAGATGACAGGACGTCCTATGTCTCCCGATGCTTGGTACACTCGTTATGTCTCCAATTATATAGATGTGTTGAATGAGCCTCTTTATCCATTTGGTTACGGTTTGAGTTATACGACTTATACGTATGGCGATGTATCTTTGAATACGAATTCTATGGATGCAAATGGAAAAATTCAAGCATCCGTGATTGTTACCAATACCGGGGCTCAGGATGGAGAGGAAATCGTACAGCTTTATTTACGTGATATCGTACGCAGCATAACCCCTCCGGTCCAAGAATTGAAAGGATTCAAGCGAGTTGCGTTAAAAGCGGGAGAAAGCAAGAAAGTAACCTTTGATATTGATGTGGATATGTTGAAATTCTACGATTCAACCTTAGATTATGTCGCTGAGCCGGGTGAGTTTCAGGTAATGATCGGTGGAAATAGTAAAGAGGTGAAAACAGCTTCGTTTACATTAAAATAATCCTAATCGTAAGGAATCAGTTATGGGGCTTTGCTAAATTCGAAATTATATGTATCTTTGCCAAAAGAAATATTACAAAACCATGGGGATGACCGGTTTTGACAGCGGGTAGAAGTGGTTTGTAAGCATGTAGTGCGTGGTTGGCTTGCACTTAAATCTCAGACAACGAACAATTAACTGGCGAAAATAATTACGCTCTCGCTGCTTAATCGAAGTATAGTAGATTCAAGCTTAATCCCTGCAAAAGTTGCGGGGACGTGACATCACCCGGATGCTGTGGCTCCGAAGCGTTCCGATCAGGTGGTGCAGCAATATCGGAGATAGTTTGAGATAAGCCTCGGGTCTCAGGCGAAACTTTAGAGGATAAGGGATGAGTGGGTGGCTTCGGTCTTGCTCTTCCCCGACAATGAAGGCGAAGATAAACATGTAGAAAGCAAATTAATTCCTCGTTTGGACGAGAGTTCGAATCTCTCCATCTCCACAATAGCCTTGGTAATCTGCTGATTGTCAAGGCTATTTTTGTTGTTACACGTAAAAATACACGTAAAAGGCGTTTTTTTATAGGATTTTTGATGTCTTAATTCTCCATCGTGACAAATATAACGTTTTTCCTTCTCAACTCCCAATTATGATCAATAACATATTTTATGGATACAGTGTAGCCGTCATGTATATTATTCATTATATTTGCGGGACAGGTGCGTAACTTAAAGTTACGAAAATATGTTTTCAAATATTTTTGAGCTCAAATCCATTCGTGAGCAAAAGTACAGACTCTCCGAACGTGAATCGGAGATCGCTAAACCTGTGTTAACCGACTTGGGTATGATCGATACCCTATATGAGTGGTTCAAGGAGATAGCCCTTGAAGGTAAAGAACTCCCAAAAGGGAATGTCTCCCAAAGGAAAAAATTCATTTTCATAATCTTATATCTTTATTCACCTACAACCTTAGCTGGTGGAAAAATGAGGGCTGGTTTAAGGGAAAAATTAGCTGAGGTATTTCCTATAAAGGAAAAATCGGTAGTATCCAACAACACTAACAATTTAGTATTTTCCTATCAACTCTATAAATATTTTCGTCAAGACGTTGAAAGGATATATAAGGAGATAATATTACGTTTGGGAAAATATCTAGAAAATAAAACACAACAACTTGGATGATGTTGTGAATAAATCAATCTTTATTTATGATGTGCTATTGGTCATATATATCTTTGGATAACAAAATATTGAGATATGTGTGCGGCACCAAGAGGAAATCAATTTTGGAAACTAAGGAACAAGCATGGGCGTGACAAGTTATTTGCCACGCCTGAGTTGCTATGGGAATCTGCATGTGAATATTTTGAGTGGTGTGATAAGCATCCTTGGAAGGTCGTTAAGAATAAGACCAAAGGCAAGACCAAGGAAAAGGAGGAGACCCCGACGCAAAGGCCTTATAGTTTAAGCGGGTTTATGCTTTACTGTGACGCTAACGAGGCGTATTGGAGACAATTTAAGGCTAAGAACCATAGAGATTTTTCTACGGTCATATCGCGTATAGAGAGCGTAATTGAGACTCAACAATTCGAAGGTGCGGTAGTGGGAGCGTTTAACGCAAATATTATCGCTAGGAAACTTGGATTATCCGATAAACAAGATGATCAGGGAACGAATGAGAAGGGTAGCAAGAAAATATCTGAGTGGATTAAATCTTTTTAGGAATGGTCCCGGTATTTAACATAAAACCCCAATTGCCTTACAAGCCCTTGTATGAGGATGCTGATAAATTTATCATTCTTATAACGGGAGGTAGGGGCAGTGGAAAAAGTTTTAATGCCTCTACTTTTATAGAGCGACTATCTTTTGAGTCTGGGCATATAATATTATTTTGTCGTTATACGATGGTTGCCGCTTCCATGTCAGTGATTCCGGAGTTGCAGGAGAAGATTGAGTTGGAGGGAACGGATGAGTTTTTTGATATAACTAATAAGGATATCATCAATAATTACTCAGATAGCAAAATCCTCTTTCGTGGAATAAAAACATCGTCCGGAAATCAGACGGCACGGCTCAAATCAATTAAAGGACTTACAACCTTTGTGTGTGATGAGGCGGAGGAATGGACTTCAGAATCCGACTTCGACAAAATAATGTTGTCCATACGCCAAAAGGGGATTCAGAACCGGATTATCATAATAATGAATCCCACAGATTCCAATCATTTTATCTATAAGAAGTATATTGAGAATACTCATAAGCTGGTAGAGATAGACGGTGTGCAGGTGCAGATATCTACTCATCCAAATGTATTACATATACATACGACCTATTTGGATAATATTGATAACTTATCGCCCCAATTTCTTGGAGAGGTGAGACGAATGAAAGAGGATAATCCAGATAAATATGCTCATGTGGTTATCGGTCGATGGGCTGATGTCGCGGAAGGTGCGGTATTTAAGAAATGGGGTATCGTTAAAGATTTTCCTCAGTGGTGTAAGAAAGTGGCTATTGGGCAAGACTTTGGTTTCTCCAACGATCCATCCGCTGCGGTCAGATGCGGAATCATTGATAATAGGTTGTATGTGGATGAGCTTTTCTATGAGACGGATATGCTTTCATCTGCCATAGCTAAAAAGCTCCGCCCTTATTCATTGAAAGTATTTGCCGACTCGCAAGATCCACGTCTTATCCAAGAGATAAAGAACAGAGGGGTCAATATTTACCCAGTAGATAAGTATCCGGGATCTATTAAGGCTGGGATTGATAAGATTAAGGATATGGAGCTATTTGTCACGGAGCATTCTTATAATCTCATAAAGGAGCTTCGCAACTATGTATGGGATAAGGACAAGGATGGAAATCGTATCAATGAGCCGATAGATGATTACAATCATCTCATGGACGGAATTAGGTACTATGTGTTGGGATGTCTTTTGGGGCGTGTTTTAAAGCCTAGGGATTATTCTGGAATATTTGGACATTAAAACGTAAAATTATGACACTTGAAGAGATTTTAGCGTTAGAAGATATAGATCAGAAGATCGAGTATTTAAAGAAAGGGAGAAGAACCCCTCTCCCCGACAATAGAGAGAATATGGCAGACTGGAATCCAGATTTGCATGAGATTATAACGGATAAAGAGAAATACCCGGATATAGAAATCGTGGATGAGAAAGAGGGGAAAGCTTATAATCACGAAACCGGTGAATATATAGAAATTCCAGCCAAGAAACATACTGAGCCTTGTAATCGTATATCTATTCCTCTTGAGCAGGATATAACAAATATTCAAACGGCGTTTACCGTAGGAATAGAGCCTAAAATGGACTGTACCCCTTCTAACGATGCGGAAAAGGCTCTTTTTGCGGCTATTCAGCAGACCTTGAAGAAAAACAAGATCAAGTACCAAAACAAACGGGAGGTGCGATCTTGGCTGTCGGAACAAGAATGTGCGGAATATTGGTATGTCGTGGAAGACGATTCATTTTGGACTAAGCTAAGGAATAAGATCAAGATGGTTTTTTCAGGGAACGTATTTCCTTCTTATAAATTGAGGAGTGTTATATGGTCTCCTTTCAGAGGAGATAAATTATATCCATTTTTTGATGATTCAAACGATTTGGTCGCTTTCTCAAGAGAGTATAAAAAAAAGGATTTGGATGATAATGAGATAATATGTTTCCAGACGATAACATCCACTCATGTATATCAATGGGAGAATAGTGATGCATGGCAAGAGAAGAGGGAATCATCCTTTAGACATCTATTCTCAAAACTTCCGGTAATGTATTGCTATCGTTCTGAAACTTACTGCCATAAGATCAAGCCATTGCGTGTGAGAATAGAGAAGGTTTTATCTAATTACGCCGATTGTATAGACTATCATTTCTTCCCTTACTTGATGTTGTTCGGAGACATAGAAAACTTCACTGGGAAGAGGAAAAATCGTATGATTCAACTTACGGGACCGGGGGCTAACGCTCAATATTTAACATGGAATCAAGTCCCGGACACTGTTCGTCTAGAGCTTGAGGGACTGAGTAATAGAGCCTATGATATGACCAATACACCTCGTATTTCTCCCCAAGAGTTGAAAGGTATAGGCAATGCCGTATCAGGAAAGGCTTTTAGATATATCTTTATGGGGGCTCATATGGCGGTTTCGAACCATGCGGAGATAATAGGGGAGTTTTTCCAGAGAAGGGTTAATTTTTTAGCATCAGCAATGGGAGATATCAATCCCAGTCAATTTATGAAAGCGTCACAAACAATAGACATAGATGTTGATCTGGTTCCGTATATGATCGATGATATAGATGAGAGGGTTTATACGGCTACTAATGCAATAAACGGAAAGATCTGGAGTAGGAGAGAAGGCATTCTATTTGCCGGTAATGCGGAAAGGGTGGATGAGGTACTTAAAGAAATAGAGGAAGAGAATAGCGGTGATGGTGATGATGATCATTAATTTGCAACAATGAGTTCATTGTTGTATACCATGCCTCTCGGTATTTTATTCTATTATATACTCCAGCTACTTTTATCCCAAATATTTTAAACAAAATTCATACGGTATGAAAGAAAAGATTTTTCAGAGCTTAAAACAAACTTTTTCCTCGAAGTATGGTGTAAGCGAAGAGGTGCTTCAGGGGTATGCTGAGTCTTTGGCAGCAACTGGGCTTGTAAATGATGAGAACCTCGCAACTGTTATTCAGGGGCAGGAAGCAGCTTTAAGGTCTTTCCAGCAGAATTTCGATAGAGTACGAAAAGAGGGTTCGGACTATAAGAAAGAACTGGATGAACTGAAAGCTAAGGCCAATAAAACGGGAGTTAATCCAGAAGAAAAAACAGATGAAAAGCCTGATCTCGCAAGATTGGTGGTTGAAGCGGTAAATGCTGCTGTAAAACCCCTTTCCGATAAGCTTACTCTGCTTGAGGCGGAAAAAGTTCAGGCTACACGTCAAGAGCAAGTTCTTGCTAAGGCGAAGGAGTATGGCATTCCCGAAACGCTCATCCCTATATTGAAAGTCGCACAAGATGCAGACTTGGATGTTTTTATGAAAGACGCTAAGCAGACATTTGTCAATGCAGGATTAGCGGGCGTAAAATCTCCGGAGATCGGTGTCTCTGAAGAGAAGAACTCTGACGATATTGCGAATCTTATCAATAAAGGTACAGAAGAGATAAAGAAACAAAGTTAAATTTTAAGGTATAAAATTATGTCGGCAGGTGTTAAGTATGATTTAAATCCGATTGAGCCTAATATGCCGGAGATGTGCCGTTATGATACGGTATATCGATATTCAGGCGGTTTTAATTTGGATATATCTAACCTATCGGGGGTTAAGAATATTCCTCCTTGTACCCCCTTGGTACTAGATTTTAAAACTAGAACGGCAAAAGCTGTCATTAACGTGACAGTAGCCGAAGAAATTATAGCTGGTGGAACTTCTTTGAAAATAAATAAGAATTCATTGGCTTACGTAGGAATGCATTTGGGAAATGGAACTAATGGTGGTACCGTAGAGGCTATTGATAAGTCGGGACTGGAATATGACACGATAACATTGGCGGCCTCACCCACATTGGCGGCTAAAAAAGATGCGGTGTTGTTTGAGGCTTCATCCGCTGCTGGGAAAACTCCTAAGGCCATGGCTATGGCACTGAACTACGCTTGGACGAAAGTTGAGGAAGGGGCCACTATCACAGCCGTGGGACAAGCCTATGAGATTAGGCCTACCCGACTGATTGTCCCTATCTCGGATAAAGACAAAGAGTCATTGGGTGATAGATTTATGTTCACGTATTAAGGAAGGAGGATTTATGTATTTGACAATTCAAACATTATTGAATGACCCTAATATTGTAAAGGCAGTCATTGACAGGGTGCAAGCGCTTCGCCTAGATACTATTTTCTGGAAAAAACATCTTGATTTTGAGGAGACTAAATCTAGGGTGTTTAAGACCTATCTAGGTACGGTAACAGGCGTTACTGCGGGTTCTATTATTGATCGGAACTCAAATAAGCCATTGAGAGAGCGTAAATCCCTTGGATCAGGGTATGGGGAGGTTGCTTATTTAGGAGATCGTTATCAGATGGATAATGATCGTTTGGATATGCTACAAGAGCTTGTTAACAAATTCAATACCTCAAGAACGCAAGATCAGCGAACCGTATTGGACGATATTATCGCTTATATTGTAGATGATATAAGACAGGTTCTCCTTGCTCCTCATAAGCGCATGGATATCGTGGATGGTGATTTGCGCTCCGACGGAAAGGCTTCCGTAAAAGTCGATGATAATCCTCAAGGAATAGAGTTGTTGGACATGGTTTTGCCTGTTCATAAAATAACTCCTCAAACCTCGGATAAGTCTCATTTCGTAAAGTACCTTATGGATCAGGTTGTGGAGTTGAGGACTAAATTTGGTATTTTCCTATCTATGGAGATGTCACGGAAGACATTCATCAATTCTATCGTAGGATCGTCCGATTTTGGTGAATTTTATAAACAATCCTTCGCCCAAAAAGAAGTACAACTATCCTCTGGATTGATGTCCAGCGAGATGGCCACGACTATCTTCCAAGGTTTGGGGCTTCCTTCTATCGTTATTAATGAGGATTTGGTGGAATTACCGGATGGAGGCTTCAAGCAAGTGTTTAAGGATAACCGCATATCACTGTTCACGACACCGAAGCAAGGCAAGATGAGATGGCATACTCCATATGAGATAACCGATCCTGTGCCGGGCAAAAGCTATACCCGTTCAGAGGGAGGTATGTATATCTCTAATGTCCGTACAGATGAGGGTCGATTTATGGAATACGGAGCGGAATGGATTCCGGAGTATACATCTCCAAATAAGATCGTGATCATTGACTTAGATACAATGAACGCTGTATGACGGTAAATGACTACATAAGACAAAGGTTCCAAGCTTTCGGTATCGATTTATCGGAAGCTGACCTTTTGGACATATGTTTGAATGCTGAGGTCAGTGGAGAGGATGAGATGTGCAAGGATTGCCATGTTAGAGTTTCTGTGGCGATCGCTAGGTTTATTCCATCTTTACTATTGAGAGCTACGTCTGTCAATGAAAGCGGGTTCTCTGTGGCTTGGGATATCAATGGTGTTAAATCTTACTATTCCTTCCTTTGCAAAAAGAATGGGATAAAGGACGAGTTAAATGAAAAGGCTACGGTTAGATTGCTATGATATACGCTCCTCACATATTAGAACGAAAGGTTGTCAAGGAATATGATCACGATGACAATGGCAATCCTGTTCCCGGGACTGGTGGTGAGTTATGGGAGAGACTGGGACGATGTAAATGCTATGATAAGAGCGCCGATCGGGTATATACGGTAAATGGCGTAGCCTTTGATTACAAATATCGTGTCGTGACAGATAAGATCAAGATTGATGCCGGGGATATCGTGAGAGTATTGAACCAAGATGGTAGTATCCGTGGTAGTGGCGTTGTTATCAACCCGATGCTCACGGATTATCTAAATTACGGGCAAATATGGCTGGAATAATAAAGTTAAGTTATGATTTGTCTGATGTGGATGATTTCATCTTGGAGATCTATCGTGAGGTGTTTGCCTTTCTTGCCCAACTCGGGCAATCCGCTTATGAGACCGCCGTTCAAGAAGGTAAATATAACGATATTACCGGAAACTTGAGGAGTTCATTGGGATATGTCATATCAATGGACGGTAAGATCGTAAAGGAAGGCGGGTTTAAGAGGATAGATGGACGTGGGGAAAATTATGAGAAGGTTTTTTTCACGACCAGATCCCAAAAGACGGTCCAGTTCTGGGCTAAAGGAAAGTCCGGGGATGGAAGCGAGGGGAGCAGGCAAGGGCTTAGTTACGCTAGGGATCTGGCTTCTAAGCATACAAAGGGAGTGACATTGATTGTCGTGGCGGGAATGGATTACGCTAGCTATGTGAATGATATCCATAAGCTAAACGTGATAGATACTGCCGAGGCTAAAGTAATAGCTATGTTACAATGATAGTAAGCACGGACATACAGACAATCTTATATAAGAAAGCCTTGGAACTTGGTGTTACCGGGGTGTACAAGGAGGATGATACGCCTACAGGTAAGCTTGAGGAGGAGAGGGTTACCGTACACTCGAATTCCTCGGAGCCGGGAATTACATGGAAGGTGGGATTCGTTCATGTCAATATAGCCGTCCCTGATCTGGACGAGGAAGGAACGCCTGATTTGGACAGGATGAATAAGCTGGAACGTATGTCCATGGAGGTGTTCAAGGACACCTCGGTGTTTGATGGCACTCCTTATACCTACGAGGTAGACACTACTAGAATTGAGGTTAACAGGGATCTTAAATGTCACTACGTTAATGTGAGAGTATTATTTAAAGTTTTAAATGTAATAGTATTGTAATATGGGAAGAACAATTTCTGCTATAGGCGTAAAAAGGATACTTTATGGGGAGCCTCTGGTTGCTGCACCCACATACGAGAGCTTGGAGACGTTATTTACGGCTTTCAAGGATGTTCAAATCGTCCATCAAGGGACTTATGAATATACCGAGGAGGACGGTACGTTAACAGAATACAAGGATGAGTTGACCGGCCAGACATATCGGTCATCGTTTGAGGCAGGATCACAGAGCTTGAATTGGGTGATCGGGGCATATGACTTCGCTACCAAGGCCGAGCTTATGGGCGGTAAGCCCTTGGATACGGATAAGGGATGGGAACGTGGCAACGCCGGCGAGCAACGATATAAATGTATCGTCGCTATTACCAATGATGACGTGGCTATCATTTTCCCTAAGGCGAATCTTGTGGGTCGTGGGGCTTCCACGGATGGGGCCGTTGGTTTGTCGATGTCCGCCACCCCGCTGAAATCATCCACGACAATAGCTTCAGAGTATTGGTTTGACGTGGAAGGAAAATCCTTGAAGGATTGAATGTAATATGTCTTATAGGAACGGGGACGGCGGTATTTTCCGTTCGTCCCCGTTTTTGTTTAATTCTAATTTTTTTACGTGACATGAACAAGGGTGCTAGTTTAGTGGCTGACGCTGTCCTAGGAGAGGATTTCAAGGTCGTGGTCCTAGGGGGGAAGGCGTATAAGGTAAGTCCTCCTACAATAGCGACGATTTGCAAAGGTATACAATACCTATCTCTTATTGATAAGACAACATCGGGCAAGGAGGATCTTGAAAAGGTGAGGAACGATCTGGAAAATATATTAAAGGGATTGTCTGTGTTCGTTTTTGGAAGCGCTGATATGTACAAGGAGATCGATGGGGCTACCCTCCATGAGCTAAGGGAGGCGTTGGAGACTGTCGTTAAATTCATATCCGCAGAGGATTTTTTCGTCTGTGCCGCCTTAGCCGAGAGCGTGGCAAGAATGGCGGCGACACCAAGGTAACAGGTAATGAGACCATGCTAGGACAAGTGGCCACGTTCATGGAATCGTTGGGATTGTCTTATGAGGACGTGGTTTATAAAATACCATATCGAAACCTTCTGATCATGCAGAAGGATATATTGCATAGCGTTACCGGTGATTTGATCGTGGAGAGAACCGGGCGTGATTTGTTGAACCGAAAGGGAAAGGAGGGTGATTAATGGCTAAACTAAACTTCGAGGTCGATGCCGATCTACAGAAACTTATAAATCTTCGAAAGGAGGTGGAGGAGTTGAAATCCGCCTTGAAGGATTTCGATGTATCTACAGATACCAAGGGGTTTGACGATTTAAACCGGAAATACGAGGAGGCGACACGGAAACTAAAGGACTATGAGCAGCAGATGCAGAATTATCAAAGGGTAATAGAGCAGCTTAAGGTCTCTAATGGTATTATTGATGGGGCTCGTCAGATAACAGAAGAATTGAATAACGCTACCGATGTGTTTGTCGAGCAACAACTAAAGGTTAAAGGCCTAAGTGACGAGATCAAAAAACTCAATAAGTCTTACTTGTCTCTCTCGGATGCGGATAAAAATTCCCAGAAGGGATCTAATATATTAACCGACCTGAAGGAGAAGACCCGGCAGCACGCTTTAGAGAACGAGGCCCTGAAGAGGCTAAGGAAGGAATATTCGGACAATATCAAGATCGAGGGAGCCGCCTCGGATTCCCTTGTAGCGTTGAGAAAGCAATTGTCGTTGCTTAATGCCGAGTATGACCGCCTTTCCGCTACGGATAGGAAATCGACCATAGGGACTAACCTGCAAAAACAGATACAGGCCTTGAATACGGAGATTAGTTCGGCGGAGCAAGCTACCGGACGATATCAACGGAACGTCGGCAATTACGCCAGTAGTTGGAACGGATTGAGCGTGTCGGTTCAACAGGTCGCAAGGGAGTTGCCTTCCCTTGCTGTTGGCTGGAATACATTCTTTTTGGCTATATCCAATAACTTGCCGATGCTTGCCGATGAGCTGAAGAAAGCCGCTGCGGAGTATAAGGCGTTCAAGATGGCTGTAGCGGCAGGAAATAATGACGTGGCAAAAGTGGCTCCAGTCTGGAAGCAGTTGATAACATCTATTTTCAGTTGGCAAACGGCCTTGGTTGCGGCGATAACGCTTTTATCTGTCTATGGGAAGGATATTATCGAATGGACGAAGAGTCTTCTAAGAGGAGGTAAGGCATTGTCTTATTTAACGGATCAGCAAAAGAGATTAAATGAAGCTCAGAAAGAATCCATAGATGGAATATTTAAGGAATCTACACAGTTAAAAATCTTGTATACTATTGCTACGGACTCAGCTAGATCATATGAGGCTAGAGTAAAAGCGGCAAAAAAGATGCAAGAGCTTTATCCGGAATATCTTGGATATCTTTCCAAAGAGGCAATATTGTTAGGTAAAGTAGGAGATAGCTATGAGGCTCTGGTTAAATCAATGAAGAACAAGGCGATATCTACGGCTTACCAAAAAGAGCTAGAGGAAGGTGCTAAATTGTATAATGAGGAGATCGCCAAGCAATTAAGATATCAGAAAGAAATAAACAAGTTATTGGCTTTGATGCCAAAAGAAAATACATCAGAGTTCACAAAATACCTTGAAGATCCTAACAATAAATATGGACAAGTTAAATATTGGCGCTCCTTATTAAAGGAAAGTAAGTCTGTTTCAGAGCAATTAGAGCAATCCAATACACAGCTTTTACAACAAATAAGCAAGCTTAATGAGCCGGTTGAGACGCATGTGGATCTTTTGCTCACAGATATACAAGCTTATCAAGATTTTATTAAGGAGCAAGATGAATTGAATAAGAAGTTGTCTCTTTCCGCTATAACCCAAGATGAGTATAACAGACGTTTAAATGAGGCAAAAGGCCAGTTGATAGATGCTGCTGATGCGGCGAATATAGGAGGTTCTGCCTTAGAGAAGCTTAGAGACGAGTATATTGCGTTTAATAAAGCTTCGATAAATAAAGAACAAGTAGAAAAACAAAAGAAAGAGGCTGAAAAACAAAAAGAAATACAAGAGCGTGTTAATCAGCAATTACTTGATCTTCAAAATAAGAACCAGCAATCTAGGATAAATCTTATGGAAGAAGGCTCCGATAAGCGTATCGCCCAAATAGAATATGATTACGATCGTGAAATAGAGGCTATCCGTAAGAGGGAGAAAGAGTGGCGTGAGGCTCAAGGGGGAAAACTCACGCAAGAACAAACGGTTGAAATAAAAACAGCCATTACGCAGGCTCAGGCTACCCGTATGCGGTCCACGCAAGAAGTAGAGAACGAGCAGATCGAGGCTCAACGTAAAGCCATGAATGATTATCTTAAGGAATATGGCACTTATCAAGACAAAAAAATGGCACTCGCCGCCGAATACGGGCAAAAAATAGCGTTTGCCGAGACCGAGGGGGAGAAATTGATACTCGGGAAGGAATGGGATAAGCAGCTTTCCGACCTTGAGATAAAAAGTGGCAATACCGCCAATGCCATAATCGCTCTTTTTGGAGACATGAAGGACAAGACTCTAAAGGAGTTGATAGAGATATCCACCAAGGGAAAGGAGGCCTTGGAGTTTCTTAAGTCCGGAGAATGGGATGAATCAAAAGGCAAGGGATTAGGCATAACGCAGGAACAATTCGATCTTTGGTCTGATATGCCTGAAATAATGGATAGGGCAGGGAAAAGCGTTGAGAGCACCAACGAGAAGGTCGATGAGTTGCGACCCGCTTTTGACAAGGTGACAGAAGGAGTGAGGCGATTCTTTGCCGCTGGTGACGACCCCAAAAAACTGACGGAATCATTACAGCTCATTAATGAGGGTGTAAATGAAGTTATGACCTCTGTTCAATTCTTGTCTACTTCATTTCGAAAACTAAGCGAGTCTATTGATATAAATGCTATTGAAGAAGTTGCGGATGGGTTTGAGACTATATTTGATTCTATATCATCAGGAATGGAGGGGGCTATTTCTGGGGAAAAGTTTGGTGAGCTAGCTGCTTCTATAGGAAAAAAACTGGGTGTTATAGGAGAAAAAGCTGCGTCTTTATTTGGCCCTATAGGAACCGCCGCTGGTGCTGCTATTGGGGTAGTGACCTCTCTAGCGTCCTCTATCGCTAAGATCCATGACAAAAAGAACGAGAAACGTATACAGAGATTACAAGACCAGATCGATGTGTTGGATGCCTCGTATGAGAAGCTAGGCCGTTCCATAGAAAAGGCTTATTCTACGGACGCTTCTAAGCTCATAAACCAGCAAAATAAATTGCTAGAGCAGCAAAAAGTGATCATCCAACAACAGATCGAGGAGGAAAGGAACAAGAAAAAGACCGACGATGACCGGATCAAGGATTGGCAAAAGCAATTGGAGGATATCAACGCTCAATTGCAGGACAATAAGGAGAAAGCTGTAGAGGCTATAACAGGAACCGATGTCATGTCCGCTATTGACGAGTTCGCCCAAGCGTATTCGGAGGCGTGGGCTACAGGAACTGATGCGGCAGAGGCTTCGACTAAGATTGTCCAAAATTTGATCAAGACGGCTATCATTGAGTTCTTGAAGAAGAAATTATCCCCTTCCGTAGAGGAATTCATGAAGAAACTGGCCGATTATATGTCCGATGGTATCGTTTCGCCTTGGGAAGAAGCGGAGTTGAACAAGTTGAAGGAAAAAATGGACGCTGAGGCCCAGAAGGTCTTCGACACGTCAAGCAAGTATTTCCAAGAGGATAAAAATGATAAATATGAGCAGACCGCTACATCCGGAGGTTTCGAGAAAATGTCTCAAGATAGCGCCGATGAGTTAAATGGCCGTTTCACCGCCCTGCAAATGACAGGAGAGGAGATACTGTTGTTCTTGCAAGGCTCCGAGCAATTCTTGAGCCTCTTGTATATAAAGGCCAGTATGGACGTGATATCTGTAAAGATAGCCTCGTTGTATGACGTGGCGGATGAGACTAGGACGATGATCGCCAGTATCTATATAGAGTTACAGCAGATCAATGATAATACCGCCAATACCGTGATACAATTGAAAAAAGCGGTGGATAAATTAACTAGTATAGAGACTAACACTAAAAACATGTAGTATGAATGTTGGAGATATAACGAGACGGGCTATTTCGTTAGGGGCTTGCAGTGAATCAGGCAAGGCCACTGACTGGAAGAGCCTATGTTGGCTGTTTTTTTCCCCGCAAGGGCGGGAGTTTTGCGAGGAGAATAATTATCCTTCGTTGGATTTATTTAGAGGCATGGCTAAAAACATAGCTCCCTACGGGATATACGTGGATCGTGATCTAATTGAGCTTCACAATAAAACAAACGTAGGTGTGATAGGTAATACCGTGGCGTATTTGAGTTATGACGATAACACGAGGGTGCATAAGGTGATCTTGATGCACGGGGGCAAGGCCAAGATAGAGGCCGGGAACTACTCCGTGATATTGCTTGTCAATATCGGGGGATGCGAGGTGGAGATTATTAACGACGGAACGGCAAGGATATTATGTTAGGGGATCTATATATTAACGGGAATGACGCATGGGGCACGTATCGTGTCGCCATGGGAGAGGGTTTTATCCAGACCTTGCTAACCCCAGCGGGAAACAAGGATTTCATAGAGAACGAGAGCCGGTTGGAAAACGGGAAGAGGGTCGTGTTCAATAATCCCAAGGTGGCTAGCCGGGATCTTACCCTTACGTTCAACATACACGGGGATACGCAAGAGGAATATATGCTGAATTATAAGGCGTTCGTGGCTGTCCTTCAACAAGGCAAGGTCGTATTGCGTGTTCCGGATCTTGATATGACATTTACCCTTGTCCATAAGAGATCATCAAGCTTCGCCTTGGATCGGAACAGGTTGAATAGTAGGCTATCCGTTAAGTTCGAGGAACCTGACCCAACGTCAAGGGGATAAGTGAAGAGCCGTCCGGCCCTTATTGGCTAGACGGCTCTTCGTCCTATTGCGCTAAAAGATGCGTATTTAAAGATCGGAGGTCGAATCTTCCCGGCTTTGACCTCCCGTTGTTGTATACCGACACGGTCATATGTGGCTTGGGCTTGGTGCCGCTAAATCCGCAAGCCCTCTCCAGCTCGTCGATAAGCCTCTCCATTTTCAAGGATTGCCGGTTGAATCGCTCCATCGCCTTCTTGTCTCTTTGGGACGTTAAAAGCATTTCGTTTAGTATCGTATTTATGTCTTTCATACGTTGTTCCTCATGAATTTAATGTTATACGAAAAGGCGTAATATTAGTCATACGTCATTAAATAATGGATTAATTAGCCTTCCCTCTTTCTATGAGTGGCATTATCCCATGTCTCTTTAATTCCTCATACAGAAATAGACGTCCCTTTTGTGTCCATTCCGTATTGAGGCTGACATCGGGATTCCCGTTTGTGTGAGTGTAGTTGTGGGTGGCGCTGTGAACATACCCTTTATTCAAGTATTTACCGTACAAAATCCATTGGTTGCGAACCTTGTGCTGTATGCCAAGATCACGAAGTAAGGCGTTGAACCTTCTTGCGCTCATCCCGTAATCTTGCGCTATCTGGGTGACCAGTACTGTTTGCTTGCTTTGCAAGATAACACGGGTGTACTCGCTTTGCTTCTGTAGCTCTACGTTCTCCGCTCTCAATTCCGTTATCTCCTCTTGCTTTTGCTCTATCCTCTTCTGTTGCTCCTCTATTTGCATCTGTTGTTGTGCGGCTAGCATTAGGGCCTCGCCGTAGGATTGAGGCACCGGGTATTGGTGTTGGAGCGAACTATGACCTGTAGTGAGAAGCTCCTCTATTCTCTCGTCTACCCATATCGAAAATTCCGTTGATAACTTCTGGGCTACCCGGAGGGCGACACGTTGGTGCGCCCAAGTCCCACCTCCAAGATCCGGTGCTCCTTTTCTAACTATCAGTAAATCAGCAAAACTATAATTTTGTAGTTTTGAAAATTTATCGCAATAGTCCATTATTTCCTGCGAGTTAATAATTTGAGATAGATTTTTACAAGGAAAAGCTTTTGCAACCTCTGTAAGGTTTACATAAACAACGCCTTTTCGTACACGCATGGTAACATTATTACCATTATAAGAAAAGATTTTTCCCATTTCGGAGGGACTTACCGTACTTAACACAGCAATATTGTTGCCGCTTGAGTAATTTTCATTCAAGTGTCGCATAACCAATGAAAATTAAATATTAATAAATAAAGAAAGCAGAGAATTTCTCCAAGTTGCGACACTTTCATATTGGCTTGTGGGCGAATATGTACGGAGAAACCTCTGCTTATATTTTAGGCAGTAGCTTATTTGCGGACATAAAAAATCCACAAACCATATATTTATATAAAAGTGTCGCACTACAAAAGTAAACATACTTTTGTAATGAACAAACACTTTAGAATAATTTTTTTTGATTTGCCTAGAATCAGAAATAAGGATTTTATTTATTTCGCTCGTGTCGTGAGCTAACGTTACTTGTACGGTACTATTATTCCCGTTCAAATAAAATCCATCGGAGTTTCGCATTACGCAATGAATTTATTTGTAAAACAAAAAAGGCAGGCCTGTGTCCTAAAGCTGCGAAACTCCTTTATGCGCCACACTGTGGGATAAAGCTTAGACACTGCCTGCCTATATATTTTCAGTATATAAGAGTCAAATAAAAATGCACAATGATATATGCCCATAAAAAAGTTTCGCATCGCAAAGATGACAACAAATTCCGACATACGCAATAATTCTACTATATTTTTCATATTCAATCAATCATTTAATAGTTCACAGGTATCATAGTTAAGGTTTTGGTGATGCTAAATCTAATCATAGGTTATCTTCTAGGTATCTATTGAGATAGTCTCGTAATTTTCTTACATCTTCTTTTGAGGAAAGAACTAGTGTAACCTCTTTTTCGCATACATTGTCGCATGCTGCAATAAATAATGCGGTGCTTTCATGATTAATGCTCTTGTGTCCTTTTTTGTCTATGCCGTATACATATGATTTTTGCATTTCAATAATAGCTCCATCATCCGAATTGACTGAAACGGTTTTGTACTTGCCTTCCCACTCTTTGACTTCATTTAGTGTCATATCTTCCGTCTGGATAAATCTAAGATTACCTTTACTAGCGAAATAAGGCATACGGATGATTTTATTTGATCTGTTTCTTCTATGTTTGCTCATCTTTCTATCATTTTAATTTGTTTATTATGTTCCATGACTGCATTGGCTACGATCTTGGATGCTTTTCCACTAGCCAATTCACATTTTCCGTTACCTCTTAGATCATTCTTCTCGATGTCCTCGGAGGCTAAAGCTTCCGCAAGGCCCACTGCCATCAACTCAGCTATGCTCATATGATCTCTTATGTTCGCTGTTTTGGGAAGATTCTTCTTCTCACGTATTACATTTGTACCACCACCATACAAATGACTATATATAGCATTTGTACAATTGCGGAAACCTTCACGTTCCACGCCATGGGAAGCTAGTGTACTAGTAAATGCGCTACGGGATATTTTACCTTGAATCCTTTGAGCAATCCATCGCTCATTTTTACCTTTTCTTTTATATGTGTTTATGGCACGATCAACGATCAAATCGGGATTCTTCTCTTCTTCTACACGTTGAAAGAAAACCTCGTTAACCAATACGCCTAAATCTGCATCTAGATATTGAGCGTATTCAAGAACTACGTGCTTAATACCGTAAGTTCCACCACCTTTACCTCTCTTGGATTTTATAATGTGTGAAAATCCCACATTTAAAATCTTACTTACAGACTTTAAATATTCTTCTGCTTGAGGAAGTCTTTGCCATTGTCTAGGATCTTTATTTTGTGGGCTTCCCGCCAATATCCACAAGTCGTTCAGAGAAAACTTGTCCTCGTCTCTACCGATTTTTTCTAAAATATTAGCATCATATTTTGCTAATTCATTTTTATTTTTCATAACTTTGTCCCGTTAAAGGATTAATACTATCCTCATTGGTAGCTCGGTCAAGCACTACCTTTGAGGATTTTATTTTGACCGAAGTGGTAGCCGGGGACTTGAACCCCGGTGTATGCCGTCCTACCTGCTTATTACCAGTCTCGCTTGACAAGGTAAAAAGCGAAGGGCAAAGATTGAAGTTGCCTATTGTGACGGTCTGCAACTGGAATCAATGCCCTTAAATATCTTCTTTCGCTACCGTCACATGAGCGATCATTTTCATATCACAAAATTATATATGACAAAATCCGTGGCCTATTTTTTCAAGGCTCGAAAAACCACAATGGAGCTATTGTTGTAAAATCCCTCCGGCCGTATTACCAGAGGGGCATCTACTTCCGATCCTCTCCCCGTCGTTCGAGTTATCCCGCAAGCCTGCAAGTCATGTCGCTAATTACGCCCATGAATCTATCGTAGGTCTTTTTATTCCATTCCTTGTGATCCGGCATCCAGTCATTGAATATCTCCATGTAGACCACATTGTGAAGTCTGTCCTGTACGGTGACGCATAAACCGCCCGTCTCCGGCATAACGCCTACATTTATATGTACCGGTTTCCTTCCGATCATACACTCCAACGCAATTCTTTGCACGTTCTTCAATACCTCTATCGTTTCCATATCCTTATATTATTAATGTATAGTTATCAATCACCCGAATAAACCCTGTTACCGTAAAGGCTAGCCATACCGACATGAGATAAGACAACATGCTTGCGATACTCGATGCGTCTAGCTTCTTCCTCTGCCAATCTCTTGGCTTTGGCCTCATTATTTTTTATCTCTATCTTGGCATTATCCCATGCTATAGAAAGGCACTTGCCAAAAGACCAAGAGAATTTTCGGTAAAGTCTGAATAATCTCCATGCGTCTTTCATGATCTCACTCTTGTTGTATTTCTGTGTTGCCATTGTACTGTTGTTTTATTTTGATGATGCAAATGTAAAGTATATACTATTCAATAGCAAGCAAAAAGAAAAGAATATACTATATATTAACTTTAATTATGAATAGTATATGCTTTACATATAACAGCAAGTCGTATTTTTGCAAAAACATTAAACATTAATACTATGAGTCATAGAATAAAAGACTTGATTAAAGAAAAAGGCTATACACAACAAGAATTTGCAGACAAGTTAGGAATGACTAGAGTTGGCCTTTCTCAATTGATTAATGGTAAGCCGTCATATCCCACCTTAGAGAAGATTGCTTCTGCCCTAGAAGTCCCTATGTGGGAACTTTTCGCCTCCCCAAACGATATACATCCACAAGCCAAAACAATCATTTGCCCCCATTGTCAAAAGCCAATACCGGTTGAAGTAGACATCAAAGTAAATGAGGAACAACCATGAAAGGGTATTTTAAAGATAATGTATATGTTACAAAACATGCTTTTTATAAGATGACAGATGTGATAAATGGGTAATTTTGTGAAAAAGATACATATCATGAAAGACGTTATCATTACAACAACTTCTTCTATAGAAAATAAGCCTGTTCAAGAATATTTGGGCTTAGTCTGCTCTTCTTTAGTTATAGGTACTAATATGTTTTCAGACATGGCAGCATCTTTATCCGATATATTTGGAGGCAAATCAAGTTCATATGAAAGAAAACTTGAAATTATAAGGGAAGAAGCTATATCTGATCTAAAAAATAAAACCTTGAAAAAGGGAGGTGATGCAATACTCGGGTTACACATAGACATAGATGAGATATCTGGAGGAGGAAAATCTATGTTTATGATATCTGCATCAGGAACCGCATGCAAATTGCAAGAAAATAATGACCAAAATTCCATATCTTCTGCAAGAATTCAAGATACAATAGAGAAAATAAAAGTAATAAGTCGAATAAAGGAATCAAAACCTATATCTGATGAAGATTTTGAATTTATGATAAACAATCCTTCCATAGATTATCTTCATCCTCTTATAGACAAATATATTCATTATGCAAACTCTGCTGAGCGATATGATAGATCCATGGTTTATATATCCAAAGTTATTTCTAATTTACCATACGATATAACCGCTAAAATCATTTATGATAAGCTCAAAGAGGATATATCAGTTCTTGATATTATAATAAAATGTCAATTATTTGATCCTTCTTTGACCTTAGAAATGATTCAAGTAGATTTAAAAAAGGCTATAGGAACAATGAATGCAGATAAGCCCAATTATGATAGAAACGATCTACTAATAATGAATAACATTGTAAATAGAATAGACAGCTTGCCTGATAGAGGTAGTTTCGAGACTAGTAAAGGTCTATTTGGAAAAGAAAATAAAAAATACATTTGTCCTAATGGACATAAAAATGACATTGATCATGTTTGTTGTTGCGAATGTGGAGAGAATATAAAAGGTCTAACTCCAAATGAGTTGTCAATATTAGAAATGTTTAAATTGAAAATACAGGCAATTCAATCATCCTTTAATTAAACTAGCCTCCCCTTCTGAAGTACAAAAAGAGACCGATGGTGGGTATAAGTGCCCTAACTGAGGTCACCCATTGAAGATAAAGGTGGAATGATGTTATCTTCAATGATCTCAAAATAAAAATCATGAAAGTTTGTTTTCTGCATACAATGCACTACCTTTGCGATACAATATAATACATAAGTAATATGGAAGCAGTAATAAGAAAGCAAACCTCGTTCCGTTTACGTGAGGACTTGTTGCAAATATTGCAGGAACAAGCCAAGAAAGCGAACAGGAGCCTGAATAATTTCGTGGAGAGCACCTTGATGGACGCTGTATACTCCGAGCCAAACGAGGAAACGATAGCGGCTATAAGGGAAGCACGTACGACCAAGAATAAAGAAACGTTCGACAGCGTGGATAGCTTGATGGAGGAATTAATGAAGTGAAAAAGAAATTACACCCAACAAGCCAGTTTAAGAAAGATTTCAAACGTATTCAGAAATTCCCCAAAAAAATCGCAGCTTTTGAATATATCGCAAATCTACTTATAAATGACCATCCGATTCCACAAGAATACAAACCTCACATGTTGAAAGGTGAGTATAAAGGGTGTATGGAATGCCATATAGAAGGGGATTTTCTTCTTATTTGGATTGACGGAGAAATAATCGACTTGCTTAGAATTGGTAGTCATTCCGAGTTGTTCGGAAAAAAGAGATAGACAAGTACAAATATGAATACATTGACTTACAAAGGCTATATCGGGTCTGTATCTTTTAGCGAGAAGGACAATGTTTTCTTTGGTAAGATAGAAGGCATTGATGGTCTTGTTAATTTTGAGGGGGAAAGCGTGCGGAAACTTACAACGGCTTTCCACGAGGCTGTAGATGATTATCTGGCGTATTGCGAGGAAGAGGGGATTGAACCGCATAAGAGCTATTCTGGTTCATTGAACGTTCGTTTATCACCGGAACTTCATAGTAGAGTGGCTGTTCTGGCAAAGCAAGCAGGCGTTTCTATTAACGCTTTCATAAAAAAAGCCGTGGAAAAGCAAGTTGCTGTAATGTTGTGATTTGGATTGAAATGATAATGTAAATGTATTAAAAATGAGCGTTTTATTTTTAATTTTGGCGACGCTGCTACCTTTCTTTCTTTTTACATCTTGTACTAACGAAGATGAAAAGGAAGTGATTGAGTTGAAAAGCATAGGATTGAACGTTAAAACTTTAAAACTAGAGGTTGGAGACACATATCAGTTCGAAGCCATAACGTCCCCGTCAAACTATCCGCAGGATGATTTTGTCTGGACTGTCGTAACTGAAGATAATAAAACAGGCGGTGGGCGTATTGACAGTACTGGATTATTTGTGGCCACTAAATCAGGAACGGTGATTGTAGAAGTAGTCAACCACGGGATAAAAGATAACAGTTCCAGGCTCATATGGGCTAATGCAATGGTTACCATTATTGGCGAAGATGGTGATAAAGAAGACGATGATAAACCAGATGAAGAGGGGCAAACACAGGTATCTAACATATCTTTTGAGGAACAAAACATAAGTCTGAAAAAAGGCGAAACCACTTACATTGATTATACAATACAGCCAAGTTATGCGGATGTCTCCGGAGTTAAATGGTATGTTTCGGACAATTCTGTCGTGTCTATAACGTCCATTTCAAACGGACGAATAGGGATTAATGCACTGAAAGAAGGGAAGGCAGAAGTCTATACGACTGTGAATGGGAAACGGTATGCGTGCCAGATTACGGTGGAGACGATAGCGGTGGAAAGTATAATACTAAATCCTTCTAATATTACTATAAATCAAGGTGAATCGTTTACATTGGATGTTTCTGTATATCCATATAACGCAGATAACTCAGAATTGAAATTTGAATTTTCCGATAAAAGTATTGCCTATTTTGCTAACGAAGAGCAACGAATAATAAATACATCAAATCCGGGAGAATGCACGGTTACTGTGTCTACGAAGGACGGGACGGTGAAAGCGGAATGTATAATAACCGTTTTGGAAATACCTCTTGAAGAAAAAATAACTGCGTCTACACGTTTGAATGGACTTTACAACAATGGTTTTATCACGGGGACTATGTATATTAAATTTCATAATGGTTCAAACAAAAATGTTACGATTAATCGGTTCTATGTATATGATTCTTTTTCAAATCAGATTGTCTATGAAGAAAAAGATTGTGGCAAATTAATGGGGGGAGATGACTGGAGTTCCGCCCTCATGTTCAAGATGGTTTATAAACCTTTGTATGTATGGGAATATGAATGCGAAGGCGAAAGTTATAGATTAAACTATCAATAAACATTTAAAATCAAGAAAATAAAAGAAAAAGTTCCGTACCATACCAGTGGCTCGGGGCCTTTTTTTTTTTCTCCCTCAACAAAAATACAACCAACCCCCCCACGTTTTTTTTTTGTCTCCTTTG